CCCCTAATTTTGGTAGTTCTTGCCAATTACATTAGGGTTTATATCCGGATAATAGGGGTTAATTACTTAGGAGAGAGATTATGAACGTATTACTAACACAGGTTACAGAAGCAGGCCGTTCAGTTCTTATTGATAACACTTTAGATAGCAATGCGGATGCTCATGTATTTGTTGAGGCTCTACAGTCGTTTGATAATTACATCTTATGTTCTGGCCGATTTGCTAACACAGATAGCACTTACTTAAACCTTAACGGCAAGGATTTAGATTACGGAATGATTACTAATATTGAGCAGCTATGGGAGTTTCTTAATGGATGTTGATAGTAATCAATACAAAGGCTTTGATAAGTGCCTAAAACTACAGAGAGACAAGATACATATGCTTGAAGGTATGCTTAAGTCAATAAATACACTTACACAGCAAGATAGGTACAAAGAGGCTAAGACGCTTCTAAACGGTTACATGAAGTTAATAGGAGAGAGTAAATGATTGATATTAATTGGGGTGAGCGGCCATCAGACAAGCATGTTTGGGCTGAGGATGTAAGAGGCGGGAAATTTGATTGCTCGGGGTGGCGCTTCCTTGTTGACGGGCCGAAAGGTATGGGGTGGCAGGGTGATGCTGATTGTGTTTGGGATTTCTTTAGCGTTGATAGTGATATTATAAGGATACACCACAAGCCAGAGTCAGATCCATTAGAGCCTTACAAGCCTGTAGTGGGTGAATGGTGTGAGGCGTATTTTAGGAATGTTGGTTGGTGCAAAAGGTGCTATCTAGGATTCACTGAGGGCGAAGAGCATGTGGTTGAGAGTTTTAGAGGATCAATTTCTTTACACTCGATAGGGGAAGTCCGACCCATCAAAACCGAGCGAGAGCAGTTTATTGAAAAGGCGGCTAAAGTACTCCAAAAAAACGACCAAGACGTTACAGACCTATGCAATAAGAGCGTGGAAATGTTCAATAGTGCTGCTAAAGCTCTATACGAAGCAGGATTCAAAGGGCCGGATAAATAACTAGATTAGCAATATAAAGCTAACGTGTTAAAATGAATAAAAGCCTGACGCTGGACAGGTTATGCTCTCTCTCCCCAATCCAGCACCCCTAAGAAAACATAAGCTTAACAATTGCGCCTAATACCATTACCAATACAGTGCCAAAGAAATACCAATAAACATTAGTTTTTGTTTTGTGAACATTGAGCTCTTTAACATCTACTTCTAATTCACGTATCTTACTGGCATGGTTATCTAATCTAGTTGTATGTTCTTTTGTAAGCATTAGAATTTCCATCCTTGTTTCGGTGGACTCTCTTGACTGTATTTCCATCTGTCTAATCATTTTGTTAAAATGAGTATCTGCACGCTCGTTAGAGTCTTTGATGGTCTGGTGTATTAGAGTCAGGTGTGAGTTAAATTGATCTTGGGATACATTATCACCCATTATGTTATATATCCCTATCAGTTAATCGTATAAAATATAAGCCATATTCTAGCAAATAGAGCACTTTAAACAAATGCCTAAAATGCCACCAAGACCTTGCACCTCTGCTAGATGTAGTAACATGGCGACAAACAAGGGTAAATGCGAAGATCATCAGCCTGAGCCTTGGCAAAGCAGTATAGGTAAAACCCCTACAGAAAGGGGTTATGGTGCTAAGTGGAATCGAATCAGAAAACGCGCATTGGTTAGAGATAATTATTTATGTCAGAACTGCTTAAGCCGTAATATATTGACTAATGCGACTGATGTTGACCATATATTGAATAAAAAGCGCGGCGGAACAGATTCTCTAGGCAACTTGCAGAGCCTTTGCAAACCATGCCATAAAGCGAAGACCATTGAGGAAAGAAGATAATGGATTATAAATTAGATAATAATTGGGTCGCTTTATCTTCTCTATCTGGTATACCAATCGGAAGTCCTGCAATAGTTCAGAATATCGGACGTGCTGGTGATCTTGTAGAGGTAATAATAAAACCTCAAAAGCCGCTTGATTCAGAAAGGGGTTTATCCTTTGGGCAAATAACCCCTCTATACCGCATTGAAGGAAACATAGCAGAGGCATGGCTTAGGTATATAAGATATGACCTAAATGGTACAATAACCCCTCAAGATTTACGCACATGCCTTGTCAGTATTCAGTCAGGCGAGTGCATTACAGAAGATAACGGGCGATTAAACGAAAGTCAGATTGCCTTACTTAACGAAGGCTTGAATCCTGTTTTATCAAGCTTAACAGACTCTAATGAGATGATAGCAAATCAGATTCGGTTGCTTAATGCTCGTATAGAGGAAGCATTTGAAACTAGAATTGAACTAGAGGATATTACCCATGCAGATTGAAGGTCAAGGTGTTGGCGGTCAGTTAAACCGCGCAAAAGTAAATAGTGAGGGAGCTTTAAAGGTTCGCTCTGTATTAGCAACAGGGTACAGAAGATTCGTATGATTAAGGTGAGAGACCTGCTAAGCCAAGACAGCGTAATAAGCTTAACTGACATAGCGATGATAAGAGAGATTAAACACGATAACCAGATAGATGAAGTAGAGATAACCTATAAGCAAGGTGCCTCTATCTATCTTGATATGGACTTAGAACTACTCATTCAGCAGATAGGAATGGAGGAAGAAAAAAAGCTTTATCAATGATTTTGGTAGTTCTTGCCAATCCAATCTATCTAATAACGTGCAATGATCTAATCTTAATTGAGAGAGGGTAAGATTATGAAAAAGAAAATACTATCAATAATGGTTAAGGTTGGAGCTGCTGCTCTAGTCTGCTTAGCTTTGTATTATGCGGTTAGTGCAATAAGTGCTCGTATTGAGCAAAGTGAGAAAGAGAGAGCAGAGTCCTTAGCTCCAAAGCAAATGCCTATATCTTGGTGTGTTGATGTGTGTCAGGAGGATATATTTACTGACATGCATTCAAGTGGTGATTCATGGGGAACGAGTAGTAGCTCGATGAGCGGAATGGCTCAGAGCGATACCTTTGCAGTGGTAATCAAGCATTGTACTGAGATATACACTGATGGATGCATCAAGATAGAATCCTACTATGACGATTACCTACATAAAAACAACAGTGGGAAGAAGGCGATGGTAGGTGAGATATGAGCATACAAGGTAAGAAAATAGCTCAAGAGAAGATGGCTATTCGTATAGCTAATACCATAATCAAGGCAGCAAGCAATCTAGTAGAGATGCCAGCAATAGTAGTTGTCACGCAGATGGCAATGGTTAAGGCTGAATCAATCAGGCTAAGCAATGCTGTTAGTTGCACACCACACGAGCACTTTAACTCTAAAGGTAGGGTAGATAAGCGTAAGGTCAAGCGACACAGAGCAAAGTCAGGGTTTAAGGATCATACATCAAGAATATTAAGGGTTAATCCTAAGTGCGGAAGGCCTATTGATGTTGAGATACTGCGAGGCCTACAGGAGTCACTAAGTGAGTCGACTAGCTAGGATATATAATTATCAGTAGAGAGGCATACACATACACATAGAGCCATATAGAGGGGGGGATGGTTCAAAGTAAATGGGTATATGCTAAAGTACCGTTGGGGTTAGTCACTTTTTTACATGCACAATAAAACATTTTGAGAATGAATGTCATTTGAGATTGCATTCACCAAACTTATAGAGGTAGTTATGGGAGCACCAAAGAAGCCTAGTGCACTAAAAGCAGTGCAGGGCACAGACCAGAAAAACAAAGACCGCATGAATCCTAATGAGCCTGTACCAGTACGCGGAATAGGCCCGAACCATTCCAGCCTAACAGAATATGAAGCGGCCATATGGGATGAGGTTGTCGGCATCTCATACGCTGGCGTATTGGGTGAAGCTGACCGGATAGCTTTGGAAATGATGTGCCGCTTGATAGCTGAAATGCGCTTGAATTTTGAAGAGATGACAGCGGCTAAGATTACGCAGCTTTCACAATTGCTAGGCCGGTTCGGCATGACGCCAAGCGACCGAACCAAGATTGTAATTCCAAAGGGTGAAAATCAAAACCCGTATGAGGGCATGTGATGAGTAGCTTTGATATCGAAAAGAAATTGTATTTCGAGACTAGGGCGCACTATGTAAATAACGGGATACCTGAAGACGTTCTATTGATAGCTGATGAATTCGCAGAGCGTGCAATGTGGGGTAGTGACTCTCTAGGCATGATTACAGCAAGGGAAATCATAGAGTTCCACTATATAAAAACCCATTCTAGATTTGAACTGATTAACAAAGAGATTAATTGATTGCAAGACTATTCATTAACAGCCAATAACTACGCGCACAATGTAGTGTCCGGTGAAGTTCCAGCTAATAAATGGATTAAGCTTGCAGCTAAGCGGCACCTTGACGAACAAAAAGACAGTGAATTGTTTGTTTATGACCAAGAGAAAGCTGCTAAAGCATGTCGATTCGTTGAAACCCAGTACCATACAAAGGGTAAATGGGCACAAAAGAAAGAGCATTTATTGCTAGAGCCTTGGCAAATATTCTTTATTTGCAATGTATTTGGCTGGGTGAATAAGAAAACAAGCAAGCGCCGCTATCGTGAGGTGCTTTTATTGGTGCCTCGTAAGAATGGCAAGTCTGCACTGGCTGCTGCTATCGGCTTGTATATGCTTTGCGCTGATAACGAGTACGGCGCCGAAGTCTACACGGGCGCTACCAGTGAGAAGCAGGCTAAGGAAGTATTTGTCCCTGCTCAGCAAATGGTAAGAATGAATCCCGCCCTATCTGATTACTTTGAACTACAAAACAACGCATCTAACATCTGCATCCTAAAGAACGGATCAAAGATGGAGCCTATCATTGGAAACCCTCCGGACGGCTCAAGCCCTAGCTGTGCAATTGTCGATGAGGTGCACGAGCATAAAGATTCGCGCCTGATTGACACAATGATTACAGGCATGGGTGCACGAGAGCAGCCATTAATGCTTTATATTACTACTGCTGGCGACAATATCAGTGGCCCTTGCTATCAGTTGCAGCTAGAAGCACAGAAAATACTGGAGGGCACTGTAGAGAATGACACGCTTTTTAGCTTAATTTATGGCATAGACCAAGGCGACGATTGGACTGAACTCGATAATCTGATTAAAGCCAACCCTAATTACGGCGTATCTGTATCTGAGGACTTCCTTTTGTCTCGCTTACAGGACGCTAAGAACAATGCTCGCAAGCAATCCACCTTCATGACTAAGCATTTGAATGTATGGGTAGGCTCTAGAGAGGCATTCTTTAACGTCGATAAGTGGAATCAATGCAGGTCAGACGACAAGATAGAGGATCACTATGGTAAGCGTGTTTATCTGGGAATGGATTTGGCAAGCCGTGTTGACATTGCAGCAATCGAAGTTCTTATACCTGATGGCGATGAATATATAAGATTTGGAAAGTACTATTTGCCAGAGTCAGCAATGGAAGGCGGTAACGAATCATATAAGACTTGGGCGCGTGAAGGCTGGCTAACCATTACCGATGGCGAGATTATAGATTTCAATATTATCAAGGATGATATTCTAGAGCTTTGTAGCGTGTTTGAAGTAGCTGAGCTAGCCTATGACCCATTCCAAGCAACCATGCTTATCACAGAGCTTATGAGCGAGGGTGTGCCAGTTGTGGAAATGCGTCCGACCGTGTTAAACTTCAGCGAACCTATGAAGTCGTTAGACGCTTTAATAAGAGCTAAGAAAATAAAACACGACGGAGACCCAGTTCAAACTTGGATGATTAGTAACGTAGTGGCAAAGGAAGACGCCAAAGAAAACGTATATCCAAGAAAGGAAAGGGCTGAGAATAAAATAGATGGCGTCATATCATTGCTTATGGCTTTGGGTAGATGTCAGCACGAGCAAGACAACGCAATTGACTTTGATGATTTATTATCGGTGACTTTATAAAATGGCATTTTGGAATTGGTTTAGATCGGGCGGTGACACGGTAAAGACAGGTGAGCAATCGCCATTACCAAGCGTCCCAACAGAGGTTAAAAGCTTTGATGTAGCAATGACACAAAGCGCGTTCTGGGCTTCGGTTAGATTGTTGACTGAAACCGTAGCAGCAATGCCCCTTGATTGTTATAAGACAAATCTAGATACAAACATTAAGCAGCCGTTTTTCGATTACGATTTATGGCGCTTGCTTAACTACCGCCCTAACCGATATCAAACAAGAACAGAATTTATTGAAAGCCTAATGCTTAACTTGGTTGTGTGGGGTAACTCTTACATAGTTAAGGAAACAATAGGTGTAGATAACCGCGTAACCTCCCTAACTGTTTACCCTAGCTCGCAAGTTGTGCCTTATCTTATGGATGATGGTTCAATTATTTATGAATATACGACCGCTAACGGAGACATTAAAGTGTTTTCAGAGTCGTCTATATGGCATGTAAAGCTATTTGGTAACGGTATTATCGGTCTATCGCCACTGGGTTATGCAGGCAATACCCTTGGTTTAAGTAAGAATTTAAGTGATAGGCAGAATCAATTAGCGGCTAACGGCGGTAAAACAAACGGTATCCTTACTGTAGACCAAGCATTAAAGCCTGAACAGAAAGAAGCAGTTAGGAAGTCCTTTGCAGGTTTAAGTGAAGGTAACGCTGATGGGTTATTTGTTTTAGAGGCTGGGTTTAAATACCAGCAGGCTAGTCTATCACCTACTGACATGCAGCTATTAGAAAGCCGCAAGTTCTCAATAGAAGATATTGCCAGATTTATGGGTGTGCCTTCTGTATTGATTAACGATACAAGCGCCACTACTACATGGGGTAGTGGTATCGAACAGATCAACATGGGCTTCTATAAGTTGAACCTTAAGCCATACCTAGAGCGCATTGAGTCGAGTATTAAGCGACACTTAATGCCTCAAAAGGACTGGGAAACTATAAACATTGAGTTTAATTTTGACTCTCTATTGCGAGCAGATAAAGCAACAAGGCTAGACGCTCACTCTAAAGCTATTAACTCAGGGCAGGAAACGCCAAACGAAGCACGCGCTATCGAGGGTTTGCCCCCTATGGAAGGCGGTGATAAAATATATCTTAACGGATCATTGGTTCCCGCAGGAACTACCAACGCAACACAGGTGCCAACAGATGGAAGTTAAACAGCTTAACTTAAGCCAGACAGAAATAAAAATGGGTGCAGAGGGCGGTCTAACTTTTGAAGGTTATGCTTCTGTATTTGGTGGCCTAGATTCTTATGGTGACACAATCATTCAAGGTGCATATAAAAACACCTTAGAGAGTCGTGAGCGCCCAGTACAATTACGATGGAATCACTACGGCCCAGTAATTGGAAAATTCACAGAGATGTATGAAGATGAAAAAGGCTTATTTGTACGTGGTGAATTAACTAAAGGACATTCAGTAGCAGAAGATACAGCGGCTTTACTTCGCCACCAAGCTATTAGCGGCCTATCAATTGGCTATGTCGTGAAGGACTTCAGCGAAAACGGAGTTGTACGAGAGCTGAAAGAAATTGAATTACATGAAATCTCAGTGGTTGAGACTCCAGCAGATACAGCCGCGCAGATTGCTAGCGTTAAAAGCGCTCAAAAATTAAAAGATGTAGAACAGTTCCTACGTCAAAAAGGTTTAACTCAATCAGAAGCTACGGCGACCGTGGCAGCAGTTAAAAAAATTCACGGAGAGCGTGAAGAAGAAAAGAAAAAAACTAACGAATTAGAAATAATTCAAAATTTTACAAAGGATAAATACTAATGCCTGAATTAGATTTAAAAACAGCTCTCGGTGAAATGCACGAGAAGATTGAGCAGAAAATGGAAGCTGTATCTCAAAAGTCGGATAAGACTGATGAAGAGTACAAAGCTGCTATCAAAGAACTTGACGGTTCAATCAAATCATTAAACGACCAGATCGTTGAGTTAGCTCAGAAGCATTCTGTGGCGCCTCAAGTGATCGAAGCTAAGACATTTGGCGAGCAAGTATTGCTATCTGAGGGCATTAAGTCCTTCATGAGTGGCTCTACTAACCGTGGCCGTGTTGAGATTAAAAACACTATTGTAAACAGTGGCAACGCTACTTCTGTACATGACCAGTTATCTGGCGCGGTTGCTGGTGCATTCCGTCAATTAACTGTTATGCCTACAGTTATGCAGGGTTCTGCATCATCTAACATCATCTACTACTCTAAAGAGCTGTTATGGACTAACGCTGCCGCAGCTACTGCTGAAGGTGTTGCTAAGCCTGAATCAACGCTTACTTTTAAAGAAGTTAACACTTCAATCAAAACAATCCCTACTTTCATTCGTGTTTCTAAGCAAGCGCTTGATGACTCAACATTCTTAAGCTCTTATATTGAGCGTCGCTTACGTCATGGCGTTAACAATGCAGTAGAGAACTATGTAATCAATGATACTACTGATGGTTGGTTGGCTGCTGCTAACAATACCGCCACTAGCCCATTGCTAACAGTTGATGTTTTCGGCCTAGCTAACAAGATGAAGATGGAAGTTATCGGCGCTGATTATGAGCCTAGCTACTTCTACATGAATCCTGCTGACTGGGGTACTGCTGAAACATCGCGTCGCGCTTCTGGCGATAACGCTTTTGTTGCTGCATCTGGTGCGGTTGCTTATGTAAACAACGGTCTAACTCCTTTACTTTGGGGTTTACCAGTTGTTTTATCTAACAACATTCCAGTGGGAACAATGATTTGTAAATCAATGGATGCGGATATGTACGCAAACCGTGAAAGCACTATCGTTGAAATGTTCGAGCAAGACGGCGATAACGTAACTAAGAACCTTGTAACAGTTCGTGCTGAATCGCGCGGTGCTGAGCTTGTGTTCACTCCTGCTGCTATCCGTAGTGGTGATATTACGGCTATCACTTCACCAGTATAATGGTGAATAGGCGGGCTTAACGGCCCGCCATCCTTAAGGGGTTTAAAATGTACGTAGCAAAACAAGATTTTAATTCATACGCTCAAGGTAAGAAGAAAAAGGGCGATGAAGTAGAGTATAATGAAACTCTATTGAACAGTGGTTTAATTGAAGAAGCCGGAACCAAGCCAGCTCAAAAAGTTAAACTAGAAACAAAGCCAGAACCTAAAAAGGCTAAAAAGAATAAATGAAAACAATCATTGTAACGCCTCCTACTACTGAGCCAGTAACTTTAGAAGAAGCCAAAGAGCAGCTTAGAATTGAGAGCACGTTCACAATGGATGATTCTTATATCAGTGCGCTTATTAGTGTAGCGCGTGATAGATGCGAGAGTTATTGTAATCAGTTTTTTGCGGCTCAATCTATACAGGTTTTATATGAGGGCCAGATGCCTGTTATTATAAGCCTGCCATACCCAAATATGACCGTATTGAATGTTACTTATACCGATAGTGACAACGCTAGCCAAACACTTGCTGGCGATGATTATGTTACTGATGAGACCAATCAAACGATAACTGTTATAACTAACCTCCCGCCTACTATTAACTACCAAGTTAATTCGCTAGTTTCAGCTCCAGCAGCAATAGACGGTGTTAAGCACGCTATTAAGATTATAGTGACTGACTTGTATGAATTAAGAACAGAAACAGCAGTTGGGGTATCTCTTGCTGAAAATCCAGCTTTAAAAGCCTTGCTGTACCCATATAGAGAAAGCCTAAGCGTATGACATACAGAGCCGGAGAACTCGACCAGAGAGCGATTGTGCAGCGTAAACAGCGTGTAGAGGATGGTCTAGGCGGTGATGTTGTAACCTTGGTTGATGTTGGTGAGTATTGGTGCCATGTTCGCCCATCTAGCGGCAGAGAAGTAACGCAGTTTGACCGTGTAAACGCTGAAACGGGCTATTTGTTTGTGTTCAGAAACGGTTTAGATGTAAATGCTGAAGATACTTTATTTTGGCAGGGTGAGTCATTCAATATTAAAGCAATACGACTCCCTAAAGGGCGTTCGTTATATGTTGAAATTAATGCTGAAACAGGTGTAGCGCTATGAGTGTTGAGGTGTTTGGTGTTAAAGAGATGAATAAGATACTTGCCGAGCTTACGCCTAAGCACGCCAGAACTCTTTCAAGAAATACTATTCGAGGCTTAGCGGCTAGAGTTGTAAAAGAAGCAAAGAAACGAGTGCCGACAAAGACCGGATCATTAAAGCGCGGCATTAAAGCAAAAAACAGGCGCTCTACTCCTGATAAGCCGACAACTGATGTTGTTGTTAACGGTGGAAAGACTAAGGGTGATCCATTCTATTGGCGTTTCGTTGAATACGGTACAGGTGGCCCAGTACCACAGCCAGAGCAGCCATTTTTAAGGCCTGCAAAGGATTTAGTTGAGGCTAATATGTCCAAGATACTAAAAGAAGAATTCACTAAAAAGCTTGCATCAGCTATTAAGCGAGAGCAGAAAAAGGCCAGTATTTTATGAGCGCGTTTGAAACGGTTGTACAATCAGCGGTATATAGCAAGCTTAGCACTGATTTAGCCTATGATATTTATGATGAAGTGCCACAAGAAACGAGTACATTCCCTTATTTAACGATCGGCGAAGATGTTCACACAACCATAGATACTGATACTGAGCTAATGAACCAAGTAAGCATAACTGTTCACACTTGGAGTCGATATTCTGGCCGAGCTCAGACTAAACAAATACAAGGTTTAATTTATGATTCTCTCCATAGAGCATCATTATCTTATTCAGGGTATAATTTCATAAACATTGCTCAGGTATCATCTGAATCATTACTAGATTCAGACGGATTAACCCGACATGGTATTCAAACCTTTAATCTCTTAATTGAGGAGTTATAAAAATGGGTGCAGCTAGTCGCGACCTTTTGGTTACTAAAAATTCAACGCGCCTATTAGGCATTAATTCCAAATCAGTTGCGGTTGCCAAAGAAGGCATCGATGTTACGACTGATGAAGATAACGGTTATCGCTTATTCCTAGAAGAGGCAGGGACTAAAACTCTTGATATTTCTTTTAGCGGCGTTACTAAAGATGAGATTTTACGTGCTCAGATTTTAACAGAGCAGACACAGCTACTATCAGACATTGAAATTGAATACCCACCAATCGGCGCCCAAGTTACTGGCGATAAGATTACAGGTAACTTTTATTTTAATGGTTACACTGAAAATGGTGGCGGTTCAGATGGCGCAATTGAGTTTGACGGTACAATGCAGTCAAGCGGCCCGTGGACATTTACGGCGGGCACTTAATGCAAGATTATACTTTTGAGTATAGCGGGGATTCATATCGAATCCCTAAGTCTAAGATTTTTGAATGCCTGTATGCAGTTGGTGAGATAGTTCCTATCCTCTCAATTAGCAGCGTATTTGAAAGTAATGATTTTATGAAGGCTGCTAAGATTTTCTCGGTGATGTTTTCATATACTGGAAAGGAAATTAACCCCTTGGATGTGACTAAACATTACCTCCATGAAAAGGGTGGTGCAGTTGAAATATTCACAGCTATAAACGGCGCTCTTGTATTGCTAAATCCTCCTGAGACATACCATCCAGTGGAGTCTGAAGAGGCGGGAAAGTAGTTAGCGGTAATAATGCCGTAAAGAACCTGTATATTGCAGCGGTCAATAGTTTTGGCATATCCCCAAGTGAGTTTTGGGGTATGCATCCGCAAGAGTTTTGGTGGCTAGCTGAGTCTAAAGCGCCAAGCGCATTTCAAGAGCCTCAACGGGCGAGATTGTTACGTTTATTAGAGGAAGGGTTCCAGAGTGGCCGATAATTCAGATATCTTTGTACGCTTTGGGGCAGACATTGATCCGCTAAAGAAAGGCGTAAAAGAGGCGGGTGGAAAGCTTAATAAGTTTGGATCATCTGCTAAGAAAACAGCTAATGATTTGGCTAAAATGGCGGCTGCTGCTGCCGTAGCTGGTGCCGCTCTCGGTACTAAGTTCGTAAACGATTCTCTCAATGCTATTGATGCACAAGCTAAGCTTGCTAAGCAATTAGGCACTACTTCATTCTCAATATCTGCGCTAACTAGAGCTGCTGATATGTCCGGTATATCTATGAAAAACATAGAGTCGGGCGCTAAGAATTTAGAAGTTGCTTTAGGTGAGGCAGCGCAAGGAACAGGGACGGCAGTTGATACCCTTGAAAGACTTGGGTTGGCTGCTGCTGACTTAGAGGGGTTATCATTAGACGCTAAAATTCTAAAGGTAAATGCGGCTATTAAAGCCAATATACCTGCCACTGAGCAAGCGGCGTCTGCTGCTGATTTATTTGGTAAGAAAGCTGGTTTTGCAATATCCCAATTAGACGCTGCTACAATCGCCAAGGCCAAAGAAGAAGTTATCGGTTTTGGTGTGGCTGTATCAGATGTAGACGCGGCCAAGATTGAAGCTGCTAATGATGCAATGGCTACAATCGGCCTAGCTGTTAAAGGTGTATCAAATCAATTCACAGTATCTCTCGCACCAATCCTAGAAGATATTGCTAACGACTTTAGAGCGGCAGCAATAGAGACGGGTGGATTTAAGGAGCAAGGCGTAGAAGCAGTACAGGCAATAGCCACGGCGGTCGGGTTTCTAGGCAATGCATTTAGAGGTGTTGAAGTTGCGGTAGCTGGCTTGGATATCGGATTCCAAACACTTAAGACAGGTGTTTTGGGTATCGGCTCAATATTCTCTGATGAAATGGAAAAGGCAGCACAAGAAGCAGCCGCTCAGATGGGTGGCGCAATTGATACGCTCAATGAAAAGCTATTAGAGCCACTACCTAGCGAAACAATTGACGCTTACATAGAAAAGCTTACAGACGAAAGAATTGTAGAAGCTAAAAAAGGTCAAATTGAAACACTGGCGAACCTTGAAAACCAAGCTGCTAACGATTCAATTGCATTAGAAGAAGAAAAACAAAGCTCAATCGCTCAAATCCAGCAGTCATGGGGCAGCGCACAAACAAGCGCAAGTAAGCAATTATTCTCTGACCTTTCGACTCTTATGCAGTCTGGTAGTAAGAAACAGTTTGAGATAGGCAAGGCTGCGGCAAGAGTCGGAACTGTTATCAGTACCTATGAAGGCGCACAAAAGGCCTACACTGCTCTAGCAGGAATTCCAGTAGTTGGCCCAGCATTAGGCGCGGCTGCGGCAGGTGCAGCTATAGCGGCTGGCGGAATAAGATTACAAGCCATCAATAGCACGTCATTTGGTGGTGGTGGTTCGGTTAACTCAGGTGCAGGAGCGGCAGCTACTCCAGATGTAGGAGCGGCAACGGCAGCAGCGCCACAAGAAGTTAATAGAACAATAAGATTAGAAGGCATAGACTCAAATCAGAATTACTCAGGCTCGCAAGTTCAAAGCCTAGCTGAAGAGCTTGTTAAATTACAAGAAGACGGATTCCAGTTGGTAATATAATGGCTACAGTAATAAGTAACAATATGGTGCTATCCGCTCAAGGTCTGAGTGGTAACGCTGGCGTAATAGGCTATAACAACCTGCTTAATGTGAACAATGTCACAGTAACAAGCGCGTTAGCCACAAACCCTATAACGAACGTAGCTAATCCAGCAACGGCTTATACATGGGAGGCTACCAGCGGGGCAAGCCAAACAATTACAATACAAACATCAGGTCAAACAATCGATTATGTTGGAATAGCTAGGCATAACCTGAATCAAGTAGGTTTAACAGTTACCCTTAAATACAATGGGGTAACAGTTGTACCTGCTACCCCAGTTAGTGAGATACAGGCAATATTATTTCTTCAAAACGAAGCTACCCCAGACACAGTAGAAATTATTATTGAGGGTGCAACTATGGCACCTCAAATAGGTGTTATCTACGTTGGCAAGTCCTTGAGGTTGCAGAGAAATATCTATGTTGGACACACTCCTATTACATACGGCAGAAATAGAAAGGCCATAAATGGTGTTTCGGAAAATGGTCAGTATCTAGGTGAGATTGTAGTAAGGCAAAACAACCTGACCAGCGTAAAGCTTAATAATTTGACGCCTTCTTGGTATCGCTCAATGCTTGACCCATTCTTTGCGCTAACGCCTAGAGTGCCATGTTTTTGGGCTTGGCGTCCTGAAGACTTTCCCGCAGAGGTTGGTTTTTGCTGGCTAGAAGGTGAGCCAAGCGTATCAAATCAAAGATCAAATGGCATGATGGAATCAAGTTTTAGCTTTAAGGGTATCGTATGACTGAGAAAATCAGCTATGTTGAGATTGATTTAAGTAGGTGCTCAAATACTTATAGCGAAGGGCCATGCACTGCATCAATTCCAGCTACTGGCGATATTAAGTGCTTTAACTGCTGGGCTACCTGTCAAGATAAACCAAACTACGCAAAGGAAATAGCAACCAGTAGGCATAGCACTGTTACAAGTAAGCCGCCTATTGATATTGATGCTATACCAGACATTGAAAGCATATCTATACGACCAGCTAAGTTAGACCTTGGTGAGTCTATTGGCGTACGTGCATCTATAAATATTACATTCAAAGATTCTAGATACCCAGACACAGGCCCAGAAGGAGACCGTTATTTATCGGATAGGAATTACGACCCCTATACGCAAGGCTCATACTGGGGGAAGTTCAGAGCTAGGTTCCCTTATGTAAAAGGTTCTGATATTCGATTGATTCGCGGGGATAGCGACCAAGCATTAGCACAGATGGATACTAGGCACTTTATAGTTGAGACTGTCGCAGGCCCAGATAGTAGCGGTACATTCACAATTCAATGCAAAGACGCGCTTAAGCTAGCAGACGGCAAACAATCACAATGCCCGATAGTATCAACAGGCGTTACCGAGTTTGATATAACAGATGTGGCTACTGCTTTTGTATTGGCCCCTGCTGGAATAGGCAATGCTGAGTACCCCGCAAGTGGTGTGATTAATTTAGGCGGAAAAGAATTGTGCAAGTTTACTCGTAGTGGTGACACTATGGATATCGGCACAGTAGGAGAGCGCGGTGCTTTTGGTACTACGGCTGTATCTCATAGCGCAGGTGACAGGGCACAGATAGCCATTGAATTCCCCGCGCAAAGAGCCTCGTTAATACTCCAGTCATTATTTGAAGATTATGCAAGTGTACCGACAAGCTATATTCCTATATCTGATTGGATAGCTGAAGATACAGCTTATATTGATAGGAATTACACAGCCGTAATAGCTGAGCCTGAGAATGTAGATAAGCTAGTTAATGAAATATTGCAGCAAACAGCTAGTACGGTTTGGTGGGATGATGTTAATAAGTTAATACAATTCAAAACACTAAAGGCGGTTGATACAAATGCCGCTACCTATACAGACGACTTAATACTTGCAGACTCATTTAGCGCTAAAGACCAAAATGATAAGCGAGTAAGCCAAGTTTGGACTTTCTACGGTCAAATCAATCCACTTGAAAAGCTAGATGAAAAAAGTAACTACTCTCAAGGTAGGGTTATATTTAGCACTGAGAGCGAGGCCAATTTTGAAGGCGTCCCAAGTATTAAGAGTATATTTAGCAGGTGGATACCTGTTAATGGTGAAGATGCAGCAACTAGATTAAACCAATTGATACTATCTAGGTACACAACCCCGCCAAGACTGGTTACTTTTAATCTTCAGAAGGATTTTAACCTAGTAATTCCAACGCTTGCCAATGGGTACAATGTAAGTAATTTTACTATTCAAGATGAAACTGGCGCTTTAAAAATAATGCCAATCCAGTTGACTCAAGTTAAAGACTCAGAAGCAACCTATTCAGTCATAGGTGAAGAGGTTCTTTATACCGATACAGTTTCACCAGATGATCCAAATATTAAGCCAGTTCCTTTATATACTGGGTTGAATCAAAATATCAGAGATGTATTTGATACTATCTTCCCAAGCGTAGCTAGTGGCGACACAGTGAATGTAACAATAGGAAGCGGTCAGGTTTTAGGTAGTGCAGATACCTCGCTCCCATCTTTAATTACTGGTAACTGGCCAGCCGGAGTAACATTAAACCTTCTCAATAACGGCTCAGTGATTGGCGCTGGTGGCGCTGGTGGCGCTGGTGGTGGTGCGAATACCGATATAAATTTTGGTGATGGAGCCAATGGGATTGAAGGTGGGGATGCAATAGATTTCACTTATGACGTAAACCTAGAGAATAACGGAGATATAGGTGGTGGCGGCGGCGGTGGCGGCGGTGGTGGCGCGGCTGTTTTAGCATCATTAAGTCCACCAACAGGCTATGTAGGTGGTGGCGGTGGCGGCGCAGGTGTAGGGGTTGGACTTGGTGGTTCTGGTGGATTGGGTAGGGCTTCTGGGGCTGGGCAGGCGGGTGCGGACGGGGTTGGCGGTGGAGGTTCTAATTACGTTCTTGAAGGTAATGGTGCTACTGGTACGAATTATACAGACAATGTAGGTAATTTTGTTAGCGGTGGCGGCGGGGACGGCGGGAGCCTTGGGCAGATTGGGGCGGCAGGTCAGGACGCCCAAATTGGCGGATTGCTGGCTTCTGGAGGCTTAGGCGGTCTAGCTGGCGATGCTATAAATAAAAACGGCAATACTGTTATAATAACAGGAACAGGCACAATCTACGGAGATGTAAACCCATGAGTTTACCAGTATGGCAAAGAAACATTGTTACTGATGCGGGCGATATAATCCCGTCACCAGTAATGACAATACTAATAGAGCAAACAGGATTACCTGCTACTTTATTCAGCGATAGAAACGGCATTGTTCCACTTGGAGCTGGCGGTGTTTTTAATGGTGGCACCGATGGTTTTGCGCAATTCTATGCAGCCCCTAATGAATACAGGGTAACTGCTGAAGATGCAGGGAGCGGATTCTCTCAGACTTGGCGCTACGAGATTTTAACAGGCACAGCAGCTACTGCTGATGTACAAACATCCTCCACAGATACAACGGCTGGGGCGCTTATGGCGGTCGGGGCAGGTGGGTTGCTAAGTAAAACATCCCCAACAGCAGAAGCGGATTTAAACAGCAATACTACATCAGGGGATTTTGCTTTTATACGAGACTCAACAGCTAATACACCAGCTGGAATGGGCGCGTCCGGAGTGCTGACTGTTAAAGTCAGGTCGGAGGATTCAGGTTTCTATAGACTATCTCAAACAATCAGGGGCGCAGACGGCGGAATATTCGAGCGGCAGAATTCGGGCGGCACATGGTCAGACTGGAAACGCACAGACCCGCAGGCGTTTGGATGGGGACTATCTACAGGTTTAAATTCAAGCGCAGACCTAGACACTTACATTGTCTCAGGCCAGTATAGCGTACAAAGTGCATCGCCTAACAATCCAACAGGGAACGCTATACTTACTGTTGGTGTTAGAAACAGTACAAACGTTACTCAATTTTTAGAAGCTACAATATCAACTAGTGGTATCTATAGACGTACGCTATCCGCTGGCGTCTGGTCAGCATGGCAGCCCGTCTACACTGGGGCGAATTATCAGCCTGAGGTAATCGGCGGTATTGGTGTGGCACAGCTAATGCAGAACGCAAGCGGTGGTAATCAATTTGCAGGTAATGATTATGCAGGCTCACTATTAAGATTTACTAAATTTGTGGCAGGCGTACCTACAGCAGATGGCACACCAGTGACAAGTGTGTGGAAATATCTAGGTAATTCCACGCTAGCCAACCTAGATTTTTCAATGTACGTTAGGAAGTCATAATGTTTACAGTTAAGAATTTACAAGAAACAGCAGCGGGAAATTTAGATTGCCAGCTTCTAAATGGCGAAACGTGGTCAGATTTCACAATGGCTAAAAGCGATGATTACGAGATTCACGAATCAAGCGAATGGCCAGACATTAAACCATGCGACCAAGCCGAAAAAGACGCGTATGAACAAGAGCAGGCAATAGGCGCGGCTATTAACTCAGTTCAATTAATGCTTGATACAGAGGCTCAATCTAGAGGCTATGACAATGTAAACGCCATTGGTAAATACATTGGCTATGATAATCCGTTTAGAGCCGAGTGCGAGGCGCTAGGAGCTTGGACGGCTGCTTGCTGGGCTAAGTGCTATGAGCTTCAATCTGGTGGTGTAATGCCTAGTGATTTATTAGCTGAAATGCCAAAGCTGGCTATCTAATGGGTGATATCAGCAAGAACTTTGACAGGTCAGAATTTGCTTGTTCGTGTGGTTGTCATTTTAATACAGTAGACGCAAAGCTAATAGAAATGGTGCAGGCCGCTAGAGAACGCTTTGGCCCTATTAGAATTAACTCTGCATGTAGATGTGAGCCCCACAATAGAAAGGTCGGTGGTGCTGAGAATAGCCAGCATAAGCTTGGCAGAGCTGCTGATATAGTCCCCTTAACTCAAGCGGTAACAATTGATAGGCTGTTTAAGTTCTTTGATGAAAACTACCCAGAGAGCGGCTTAGGCGCTTACAATACATTTCTTCATGTTGATAGCCGTGGCTATAAGGCGAGATGGTAATGAGCTTATTGGGTAAATTGTTCGGATCAAGCGAGGTTATGAAGAAAGGAACTGAGATTCTTGATAACGCATTTTATACTGACCAAGAAAAGGCAGCGGGCCATATAAGACTTCTACAGGCTTATGAGGCGTTTAAGGTAGCGCAAAGATTCTTAGCTATAATCGTTGTGCCGCCTTGGGTGCTTGGTTGGTTTATCTGTTTTATCTGCTCATTCTTTGAAGTAGACCTAACTCAACCAATAGCAATACTAGAGGGTAAGCTAGGGCTGGCTGCTCTAACCATTCTAGGATTTTACTTCTGCGGCGGCCTTATGGAAAGCGCAAAAAGAGGGGGTTCATGAATTACGAATGAACATATCTATACCTGCTTAATGGTAGGTGCTTGATTGAAACTAGTGACACGATACCAAGCTAGTATCTATTCAGCCGCTAAGCCTAGTCACAGTCTTATTTTATCATACATTATGTGTGGCGGTGCTCTTAATTCACTATCCAAACGATAGAAACCCCCAATCCCTTGGTATTCTCTATGCCAAGGTGCTCATTACTTTTCCTGTAATACTGGGTCTGCTCTAGTCTTATTGCGTATCCTCTAGAAACCCTAAGTATAGCGCCATAAGAATAACCCGCATCTGTATCAGAATTTGAATAACCTCCTATATCTTCTTTATATTCAGTGTAATTTACGCCAATAAATACCGATAAATTATTGCTTATGCTTAGTGATTTCTTAACACTGCCAACCCAGAAGTTTCTAACCCTAGCTGATATTCTAGGACCATTAGAATGATTATATTGAGTACTGCTCTGGCCTGCTAATACTGAGTATGTGAAGTAATCACTATATGAGGCCCCGACCTGATAAAGATTAACAGGAAAGCTATAAAGCTCACCAAGCTTATAATTAAGGGTCGAAGCCTTAGCTTCTATTTCATAACCAGCAAAAGCATTTACAGAAAACATTAATATTATTATTTTTATCATAAGCCCATTTTACGATAGATAACCCTTTGATCACAGGGACTCAAGCGCCCTGTATCGCTTTGTTATATTACTAATCACACTTAACCAATTCTCTGCAAGCTGTTTCAATTACCCACGGCTCAACAAAATATTTGAGAGCTACAAATCCAAGTATTCCAATACCAAAAATAATAAGAAGCCTTGGCAGATCTTCTAGCGCTGCATTTGTTAAATCATTCATATCCATCTCACTCTCCAAACTCGTAATATAACAATTCATTGTTGTCTTATATTCGCTCTGCTCATAAAGCAAAGCTCTGGGTTATACCCTATCATCCAATAAGCTGCCTATTCGCTTATTAGCATTCTCAAGACTGTTCTCACATACCATATGCATAGCCTTTAGAGTCTTATTATCCATCTCTAAATCAGCTATCCTTTCTTCTAGCTTGGCTATTTCCAGTTTATGGCTATTCTCAAACTTATCGAAATAGACCTTAACCTTCTCGTTAGATACTTCCCTGTTACACCAGTAAAACTTAATACCTTTTACCGCTGAATCCCTTCTGCAAGTTAACATGTTACTTCCTTATTTATTTTATCTTGAGCTTCTGCAATCCAATCTAATCGGTGCTTAATGCTTGATTGAAGCGTATCAGCTTTACTTAGGATATTATTGTTGTGAGCCTTCTGGCAAGCTTCTAACACATCCTTAAGAAGCTCCGGATTAATATCTGTAATAGTCTCTCTAGATGCAGAAAGACCTATCCCCCATACTTCAACAAACTTACCATCTTTAACTTCACCGATTACTTGAGCCTCACCTAATCCGTTTAGCTCTACTTTCATTCCGCTTTTCATTGCTCTCTCTCCTTAACAATTGCGTCTAGACTACCAAATACCCACCATTAAGCATTGGCCAAAACTACCAAGTTTATTGATATTTAATTAATACCCTCTAATTCATCAGCGTATTCAGCTATGCTAGAGCCTCTGAAATACAATTCGCCATCAATACGGCTATCCCAGCAATCCTCATCAAGCAAGCTACGAATTGCATCAGACTTTAAACTTGGGATGCTAGCCTTTAAAGCCTCCAGCTCTTTGCGCATTCCCAATATTGATTTCTCTAGCCCGTCAATATAGTCAGCACCAATATCTAGCATTTTAACTGGATTATTAAACTACCCTCTCTGTGGGTAGTTAGCTCATTCAATAAATCAACTGTAGATTGAAGCGCTAGAAATTTACTAGGTTCTTTTGTTCGTTTATTTTCACCATCCAATACAGCGGCTTTATGTAGGCCGTTGATATTAAATAGGCCGTTTTTAGATTTAACGTTGCTTCCAGCTATAATCAGGTTCATTCGCAATTCTCCAATTTCTTAAATTCAATATCAGTAAACGTATCGGCTACTTTTACACATAACGAGGGAGCTGAAGGAACAAATTCAAGCATCTTAGACACAGTTGTATTGAATTGAGCTTTAAGCCTGCGCTTCTCTTTTGCTATGCCTTTATTGGCTTTGCAGCTAGGGCATATATAACTAGCAACCCTTCTATTGCATGTTGCGTCTTCGTAAAAGTTAAGGTCGTCCCTGTAGTCTTTTCTATTGCTGCACTCTCTCCATATCAATTGAATGGCGTTTTGGTCGTGCCTTATCAGGGTTAATCTCTGGCCATAAAATAGCAGAGCGTCAACACCTTCTAGGCTTGGTGGCTTCTTATTAAACATGCTTTTACCGTTGTTATTACTAAGGACTTAATAGTAGTACCGTTGCAACCATAAGTAAATATAATTACTTATCAATATTTCCGATAGATAACCGCTAAACCTATCTAATATTTGAATGTTTATATCCTTGCGTTAGCCGTATATCG